TGATCTGGTGGACAAGTTCGTGGGCCTGCTGGAAGCTAACCATGACCTGATCGTGAACGGCCTGACGTGGCTTGGTGAAGTCATCACATCAACCGTGGGCATGTTGCAGCGCATGTGGCCTGTGTTGTCTGCTATTGCTGCCGGCTTCGTGATTGCCAAGATGGCCGCCATCGGCTTCAGCGGCATCATGAGCATCATTCTTTCGCCAGTCGTGCTTATCACTGCTGCACTGGTTGCGGCTGTCCTGATTGTTGATGATTTGATCGTGGCTTTTCAGGGTGGTAAATCGGTCATTGCGGACTTCTTTGAATCGTTCTTTGGTATCGATATTCGCCCCGCACTTCAGGCCATCGTCGGGGCAGTGCTGGAAATGGTTGATGCGATTGTTCGACTTTTCCAGCCTGCTGTTGATGCAGTCATGTCCATGTTCAAGGCCGTGGTTGCGCTTATCAAGGGTGACTTTAGCGGGGCGTGGGGGCATATCACTGACGGCATATCGTCCATGCTTGAGTTCTGGTCTGGACTGTTCGACGCATGGCAGCAGGGTATCATTGCGCTGGTGCAGGGTATTGCGAACCTGCTTGTGACTGCATTCATGGCAGCGTTTGACACGCTGGCTAATGCGTTCCAGTCGTGGGTTGATTGGATTCGTGGACTGTTCGGCAAGATGCTGGACGGCATCATGGGCATGTGGGGGCGCGTCACTGACTACCTTAAAAGCAAGATGATGAATATCTTGCCGAACTGGGCTGTCAAGCTCATTGGCGGGGATGATTCAGGTTCAGCAGTGGATGAAGAAGCAATCAGGCGTGAAGCCGAAACAGCCAGCAGGTTGACCGCTGGCTTTGACCGCAATGAAGCGGTAGACCGTGGCACTACGCAGCAATCGTGGAATAGCAACATCGATCAGAATGTTGAAATCCACATTGCGACAAATGACCCGCAACGTGCTGGCGCAGCGGTGCAAGATGCATTACAGCAGCAGTTGAAGGATTCACGCACAATGAGCAATAGGGGCGGCATGTGATTCGGGAATTTATCCAAGGGCGCATTCAGTCGCTGACAGGCGGCAATTCTGTATCGGGTGAAGTCGGCATTGGCGGTTTCACACTGTTTGCGCGTGTCAGTGATGCAGCTTCATACACGGCGCAAATCCCCACGCAAGTGCTGGAAGACGGCAGCATAGCGGCTGACCACATCATCAATGACCCGCTGACGTTCACTATCAGCGGTGACGTAAGTGACACGCATATTCGCCTTGCACCCCCGCTGACGTTCGGCATTCCTAGCGACAGTGCAGCGGGGCAGGTGGTGGCGCTGCTTCCGAATCGCACTCAATCCCAACTGAACAAAATCAGTGCAATCGGGCAAAGCGTCATGGACGCAGTTGATCGTGCAGACCGACTGATCAACATCGGGCAAAACGTCTTTGATGCTTTCAATCCGTCTTCATCCAGCAAGCCGCTGCGTGAACAGTTCGTGGATTTTGTGGAATCGGTGTATTACGGAAAGCAATTGATCACCGTGGATGCCGCGTATCGCACGCATGAAAACATGGGCATCACGTCGCTGACCATCAACCGTGATAATCAGAATGATTCCATTCGTTTTGAAATAGTCGTGCAGAAGGTGGAATTTGTAGAACTGATTTACACTGACATTCAGCAGTTCTACAAAGCGCCAGCACCAGCAGCAAAGGCGTCAGTTGCTGGCAAGACTGAACAAGGCGCACAAAATAAAACAGCAGAATCAGGGTCACAAACCAAGTCACTTGCTTCTGCTATACTTGGGCGGTAAATCAAATGCTTCGTGTAGACAACATCACCGCAGACCCGCACCAGTCGCACACCCTTCTGATTGAACAGGGTCAAGTGCTGCTGGAACTGCGCTTTTTGCCAGCGGTGCAAATCTGGATTATGGACGTGGACTATCGCGGCAAGGTGCAGCGGGGCATCAAGCTAAGTGCCAACGTGCATCATATTCGTGGCTTCAATTACCCGTTTGATTTTACGGTAGTGCTGACTGATGATAGCGGCATTGACCCGTTCAGGCGTGACGACTTCGACACTGGCCGCTGTGAACTGTATTTCATCACGCCTGAAGAAATGGAAACAGTGCGCGGCCTTGAGGTTCCACAATGACAGCGGTACGGCGGTTTATCCGCGATTACAAATTGACCGTGGGTGTCGGCAATCAGGCCGTGACCATCATCCCGCCCATAGCAATCACTTTCAGCGCCACAAAAAGCACTGATGTAACGCTGAATAAGCTGATTGTGAAAATCTGGAACTTGAAGGCGTCAAACCGCTTGGCATTGATCAAGGATGAAGATGATAAGGAATATATCCCGCTGGAACTGTCAGTAGGCTACCAGGGGCAATTGCATTTGTTGTTCCGTGGTTCGGTGCATAAAGCTGAACATGAGCGCGAAGGCGCGGATTTTGTGAACACCATTGAATGTTTGGACGGTGGCAAGGACACGCTGAACAGCTTCACCAGCGTGGTGGTGCGTGGCAAAGATCAGGCCATCCGTGCGGCGCTTGGTGATATGCCCAACACGAAGGAAGGTGCAATCACCAAGCATTCGGATTTGGTGCGGCCTAAAGTGATGGTGGGAAACAGCGCACGCCTGATTACGAACATGCTTGACCCTGATGAACGGTTCTTCATTGACGATGAACAGGCGTTCGTACTGCGCAATGATGAAGTGCGTAGCAACATGGCCCCGCTGGTGTCGGCACGCACTGGTCTGATGAACACGCCGCAATCAAGCAAAGGCACGGTGACTTTTCAGACCGTCATGAATCCCGCCCTGAAGGTTGCGGGACTATGCAAGCTGGAAAGCAAAACAGCGCCAGACCTGAACGGGGTTTATAGAATAGAACAAATCAATTATTCTGGCAGCTATGCTGGAAATGACTGGACGCAGACCGTGACGGCTAAACGCGCACCAAACTATAAGGTAGTGGGGCAGTGAGTGTATCTGAAGACCTTTATCAAGTGCTTGACGACAAGATTTTTGAAGCACTGGCAAACCTGCATACCATGACGGTTGCGCGGGTGACGGCGGTTGGCGCTACGTCCATCAACTGCCAGCCTGTAATCAATCGGGTGGTGGACGGTGCATCAGTTCAATTGCCTGAATTTATCGAAGTGCCGCCCGTGTTCATGCAGGGCGGTGGTAGTTACACGGCGCATCCTATCGCCCCTGGTGATTACTGCTTGTTGCTGATTACTGAACGCTGCTTTGACCGTTGGTATGCTGGCACTGACTTCCAGCCCCCGCTGGAAATGCGAATGCACGATTATTCGGACGGGTTCGCGCTGGTGGGTGTGAATCCTGCTGCTGCTGCTATTCAGATACCTAGTGTCATTACGCATATTGGTGACACGTATCAGCAGGGTGACTACGTGCATGATGGCGACAGGACGCAGACAGGCAATCAGACGGTGAACGGTGACGTAACCATTAACGGCAATTTGACGGTGAACGGTGACATTAACTGCACTGGTAAACTGACGGTTCTAGCCGCGTCAATTGGCGGTATTGAATTTGGTACACACGTTCACCCTGAGAATGACAGCGGTGGCCCGACTGGCCCACCACAATAACGGAGAACAACAAATGAAGGTGTCAGGACTTGACCGCAACAATGACTGGCGCTTCGGGCGCGGTCAAGCGGTGTACATTCAAGATAGTGCAGCCATCCGTCAGAACGTGGCTACACGCATCCGTTCATTCGCTGGCGATTGGTTCCTTGACGTGACCGCAAATATTCCTTGGATTGAACTGCTAGGACGGCGGGACAGTCGGGAACAGGTGCTGCGCGAAGTGGAACGGGTCACGCTATCGACTGAAGGCGTGGTGAAAATGCTTCACCTTGATATGGAGTATGACAAGCGTGACCGCATTGCCATTATCACATTGAGCTTTGAAGACATTTTCAACGTCCAGCAAACAATAAGCGAGTCAATCGAACCATGAAGCCGCAATTCACTGACAACGGCATTGTCATTCAGACCTTTGAAGAAATCTTTGAAGAACTGGCGGATGGCTACCGTGGAATTTATGGACAGGATATTAACCTGTCCCAAGAATCACCAGACGGTCAGCGTGTAGGCATTGAAGCACGCGCAATTCTGGACGTGCAGCAGTTTTGCATGGCGCTGGCTAACAGCTTTGACCCTGATTTTGCCTTCGGTCAAGGCTTGGGAAAAATTGCCAAATTGTCAGGCATCTTCCTGCGTCCTGGCACACATTCACAATGGGACTTGACCATTGCTACAGATCGCCCTGTGACGCTTCCGGCCAATTACACGCTGGAAGACGAATTAGGTCAGAAGTGGTTATTACCTGACGCAGTGTCGCTTCCAGTCGGGGGCGGGGTTGTAACGTTGCGTGCTGAAGAATTCGGGGAAATCACTGGCGGCATTGGCGCGGAATTGTCAGAAGTCACGTTCGTGCGTGGCGTCACTGGCATTACAGCAGAATTCAATGCAGTACCTGGGCGTGCTGAAGAAACAGACCCGCAGTTCAGACAGCGGCGTAACCGCAGCCTTGAGAACCCTGCTTATTCAACC